ATTGTCACTGATTTATATGAGCTCAGAACGGAAACGGCTGTAGGTGTTAGCTTGGCAGACAATCCGGCTGTAAAAGCTATGTTGTATCCATATCGTGAGAACCTAGGAATATGACATACCGAGTCGGGGAGCTTGACCAGCGCATAACATTCCAAGTTAGGCAAAAGGCCGATGACGGAATGGGCGGCTCAGTTGATACTTGGGTTGATATTCCAGAACTATCAAGCGTTTGGGCACATGCTAGACCCAAAACAGGCCGAGAGGTTACAGAGTTTAACCGTGTGAATGCTGAGGTGGGTTATCTGTTTGTTGTGCGCAACAGGGCGGATATTTTGCCAGCCTATAGGATAGTTTGGGATGGCCAGCCATTCAGTATCAATGCGGTTAAAAAACCAAAGTCTAGGTCTATGTATTTAGAAATAGACGCCATGGCAGGTTTAGCGCAATGAGCAAGAATGTCGAGGTGATAGGCATTGAGGAAATCGAAAAAGTACTTGATGAACTATTACCAAAACACGCAAGAAACTTGTCACGCTCATTTGTCCATGGTTTAGCGTCCGAGGTGGCAAAAGAATCTAAAAAACGAGTTCCGACTGATACGGGAAACCTAAAGAAATCCATCAAAGCAAAGCGCAAAAGATCGAAACCTGAAACCCCTGTCAGTGAGGTGATTGTAACAACTGGGAAGAACGCAAAAAACGACGGGTTTTATTGGCGATTTGTTGAGTATGGAACGGGCGGACCAGTGCCACAATCTGAAAGACCATTTTTAAGGCCTGCTAGGGATTACATAACGGCACACATGAAAGAAATAGCGGATAATGTTTTTACTAAAAAACTGGCAGCATTGGTTAAGCGAGAGAAAAAGAAGGCAGATAAAAAATGAGTGCATTTGAAACGGTTGTCCAGTCTGCTATCTATGACCACCTATCAAATAACGCGCCGCTCATGGCGGCGATAAATGGCATTTATGATAACGTGCCTCAGTCGTCAGATTCAGGCGACGAGTCGCAATTCCCTTATATTGTAATCGGTGAAGATGTCCACACAACAATAGACACTGATTCAGAATTAATGAACCAAGTGAGCATTACCATTCACACATGGTCAAGGTATTCAGGCAGGAAAGAAACGAAAGATATTCAAGGGTTAATCTATAGCACCTTGCATAGATCGAATCTGGTACAATCTGGATATAAGTTTATTAACATAGCACAGGTGAGTTCAGAATCTTTTTTAGATTCAGATGGTTTTACTCGACACGGTGTTCAGACTTTCAATCTCATAATTGAGGAGCTTTAAAAATGGCAGGTGGAGCAGCTTCACGCGACCTATTAATCAAGAAAGGCGCAACCCGTATCGCGGGTGTAAATTCCAAATCTATCGCTATTGCAAAAGAGGCAATAGACGTTACTGTTGATGAAGATAACGGCTATCGAACGCTACTAGAAGCGGCGGGGACTAAAACCCTAGACATTAGCTTTAGTGGTGTGTTTTCGGATGATGTGATTTTAAATATCGCAGCGGATGAAGTTAGCCAACTTTTGACCGACATTACAATAGAGTTCCCGATTATCGGCGCGCAAACTACAGGCGCTTCATTCTCAGGGGATTTTTATCTGAACGGTTTTACTATTAACGGTGGTGGTTCAGATGGCGCTATCGAATTTGACGGCACACTTCAATCTTCTGGCGAATGGACGTTTACAGCGGGGGCTTAATGTCAATTTTTAACGATGTGACATTTGGATTCAAAGGCACTGAATACACAGTGCCTGCTAATAGAGTGATGATGCTAATTGCAAAAGTTGAGGACGTGATCAGCTTGCAAGAATTAACATCGGGCCGCGCGCCAAAGCTATCTAGATTAGCCGAGGCGTATTCGGTTGCACTTAATTATGCAGGTGCTGAAATTTCAATAGAAGAAGTTTATGAGTCGCTTTTCAGTGTTGATGAAGCAGGGATGATACAGCAAAGCGTTACCGCTTTAATTGCGCTAATGCTTCCGCCTTCTACTTATCATCCATCGGAATCAACCGAGGGAAAGCCACAGTAGGCGGTGGATTAGTTAAGAGTGTTTACCTTGCGGCGGTAGGCACTCTGAATTTATCGCCTAGTGAATTTTGGAAAATGCATCCAGATGAATTTTGGTGGTATTTTGAATCAAAAGTACCGAAAGCATTTGAAGAGCCGCAAAGCAAACGATTAAAACGACTACTAGAGAAGGGCTGGAATGGCTGATAATTCTGATGTTTTTGTTCGCTTCGGCGCAGACATTGAACCGCTTAAAAAAGGCGCAAAAGAAGCATCCAGCCACATCAAGGGGCTAGGTAAGGATGCGATAGAAGTCGGTAAGCAAGTGGCCGCTCTGAGCGTTGCGGCGGCAGCGGCGGCAACGGCTGTCACGGCCATGGCATCTAGCTCAGCACAAAGCGCACGAGAAATCCGCAACCTTTCAAATATATCCGGCATTAGCGCGAAACAATTCCAAGATTTTGCCTTTGCTGCAAACACAGTAGGGATTGAGCAAGAAAAACTCGCGGATATTTTTAAAGACACGCAAGACAAGATCGGGGACTTCATCCAAACGGGTGCAGGCCCTATGGCGGATTTTTTTGAAAACATCGGCCCGAAAGTTGGCGTGATGGCGGAGGACTTCAAAAAACTATCCGGCCCAGAAGCGTTAGGTCTTTATGTTGCAAGCCTAGAAAAAGCAAACCTATCTCAAAACGAAATGACCTTCTATATGGAGGCCATCGCCAGTGATGCGACAAACCTTCTACCATTACTGAGAAACAACAGCGAACAATTCAGAAACCTAGCAGAACAAAGTGATCGACTAAACCTAGCGTTAAGTGATACCGACATTCAAACATTAGAGAGAATGCAGCAATCGCTAGATAAAGCGCAAAAAGTTGGATCGTCATTTGTCGATAAGCTGGGAGTGGAGTTCGCCCCAATTATTGAGCATGTGACCAATCAAGTGCTAGGTCTAACTAATCAATTCGGCGGGATGGAAGCAGTAGTTGATAAGACTTTCAACGCAGCGATTGAGGCGGCGGGACTTCTGTCAAACGCTTATCGCGGTATTGAAATTGCGCTAAAGTCTCTTGAGATTGGCTTCCATACAATAATGACTGGCGCGCTGTCGCTTGGCGGTATTTTTAGCGACTCTATCAAACAGGCAGCAGATGGCGCTTCGGCTGCAATGTCTCAGAGCATTGATGAATTAAATCAATTGCTAATGGCCCCGCTTCCTAGTGAAACTATCGAGGCTTATGTTGCCAGTATCAAAACCGTAAATGATGCGGTAGTACAAGCGGAAATAGAAAAGCACCAACAATTAAAAGAGGTGAACCTAGCCGCTCAAGGCGAGATGCTAGATAGCGAAAAGACATTTGCTGAAAAAATGTCAGCTATTAAATCAGCGTGGACTGATTCGGAGACTACCGCAGTAGCAAAAATGTTCGGTGATCTGTCTACACTCATGCAATCGGGCAATAAAAAAATGTTCGAGATTGGCAAGGTTGCAGCAAGGGCAAACACCATTGTTAGCACCTATAGTTCAGCGCAAAAAGCATTCGAGTCACTAGCAGGCATTCCTGTTGTAGGGCCTGAACTTGGTACAGCGGCAGCGGCGGCGGCTGTAGTAGCTGGTGGCGTAAGGTTGCAGGCGATCAACAGCACTTCTTTCGGTTCAAATTCGGTTAGCGCGGGAGCGGTTGCTGGCGGTGGAACGCCATCCGCATCAAGTGCGCCAGCGGCAGCTGCACCAGCGGAGCAGTCTAGAACCGTTCGAGTAGACACTCTAGACCCTAGTGCGCTTGTTAGCGGTGCAATGATTAACAAACTAGCTGAGCAGCTAGTAGAATATCAAAATGATGGCTATAAATTGGTGGTGTAAATGTCAGTAATAATCGGTTCGGGTTTAGTGCTGGGACAATCAGCCCCAGTAAATGGCGCAATCATTGGATACAAGAACAACGTAACAAGCTCGAACATTTCAGCCACAAGTGAAGATGCGGACTATCCCGCATCGAACATGGGGAACGCTGGGACTGGTTATAAATGGGTGGCATCCAGTGCAGCAAATCAAACAATAACGATTCAAAACAATAATCGGGACGTTGATTACATCGGCATAGCTAGACATAACCTAAACCAGTCAGGGCTTTATATCACTGTAAAATACGACGGTGTTGTTGTTGTCCCTTCATCGATTGTTAGAAATGCGCAGGCTATTTTACTTCTCACTCAATTAGCGTCCCCTAGTGTGATTACAATTGAGATAGAGGGCGCAACGACAGCGCCCAGTATCGCCGTTTTGTATGCTGGGACTTACATACAAATGCAACGTTCCATCTATGTAGGCCATACGCCGATTAATTACGGGCGTGATCGCGTAACCGTAAATGGCGTGAGCGAAAACGGGCAATGGCTGGGCGAGGTTGTAATACGAGAAACAAATTCCACTAGTGTGAGCTTGCAAAACCTAACGCCGCTTTGGTACAGAGAAACGCTAGACCCGTTCTTTTCCCAATCCCCTAGAAATCCATGTTTTTTTGCGTGGCGGCCAGAAGGGTACCCCGATGAAGTTAGCTATTGCTGGGTTGATGGTAATCCGCGCCCATCAAATCAGCGTTCAAACGGGATGGTGCAGATTGATTTTAATTTAAAGGGCGTCGTATGACCGAAAAAATAACACTGGTCGAAATTGATATAGAGCGATGCAGTCGAACCTACGGAATTGCACCATGTACAGCATCCGTTGGTGTCACAGGTTCGGATAAATGTTTCAACTGCCTAGCATCATGCCAAGACGAAGCGAACTACAATGCAGAAATAAAAACCGCCCGATACTCAACGGCCAGCGGCAAGATTCCAATATCATTTGACGCTATTCCTATGTTGCGCGGTGTGAATATCCGCCCAGCTAAATTAGATTTAGGTGAATCTATAGGCGTTCGAGCGAGCATTGATTTAGATTTCACGGACGCACGCTTTCCGGATACTGGTCCGGAAGGGGATTATTACAGATCAGAGCGCAGCTATGACCCGTACGCACAAGGCACCTACTGGGGAAAGTTCAGAGCACGATTCCCGTACCAGAAAGGTTCAGCGGTTCGATTGATTCGCGGTGACACCAGCCAGACCATTGATCAGATGGAAACGCGCCATTTTATATTTGATAGATTAGAAGGCCCAAATTCTAGCGGCAGTGTGAAAATACAATGCAAAGATGCTTTGAAGTTGGCAGAGGGTAAAAAAGCACAAGCGCCGCTTTTAACTCCTGCTGAGCTTGGGTTGGCCATGCTGGATACCGATACCCAATTCACGGTATCGCCATCGGATTATCTGTTTAGTGTTGGTGATTACGTCAATATTGGCGGCAAGGAAATCATGAAGATCACTGGCGTAGTGGGGGATGGCTCATTAGGCAATCCATACAACTACACGGTGGATCGAGAGCTATTTAATACAACGGCTAATAGTTATGACGTTGGCGAGCGCGTACAGATTTGCATTTATTACTTTCAAGAAAAAGCGCCCGACATTATCGCGGACTTACTCACAAATTACGCGAACATTCCGCCGTCCTATATCCCGACGAGTGAATGGGAATTTGAGAGCGACACATACATAAACCGAGTTTATACGGCATTAATCGCTGAACCTGAATCAGTAACGGATTTAATCAACGAGATACTACAACAAACAGCGAGCGCGCTGTGGTGGGATGATGTAAATCAGAAACTTGTATTTCGAGTTCTCAGGGCGATTGAAGCGGGTGCGCCCACTTTCTCTGATGACGAAATAAAAGCTGGGACGTTCAGCGCAAAAGATCAACCGGATAAGCGGGTGTCTCAAGTATGGACATACTACGGCAGATTAGACCCCACACAAAAGCTGGATGAAACGTCAAACTATTCCAGCTCATTGCTAACGCTATCAACTGAAAGCGAGACTAGATACAAAGAATCGAGCATCAAGCGAATCTTTTCTCGCTGGATACCTTTTGCTGGCGGCGATGCGGCTGATCGTTTGAATAAATTAATCCTGAGCCGATACACAAACCCTCCTAGATTGTTTTCATGGAATCTGCAAAAAGGCAGTCTCGAAAACGAGCCGTCCTTGGGTGGTAGTTATTATCTGAAAAACCACACTTTGCAGGATTTTAGCGGGGCTGTTTCTCCTACAGGCGTGCAGGCAATTCAAGTAAAAAGCACTGACTCAGAGTTTCAAATATTAGCCGAGGAGGTGTTATACACTGACACGGTAGGGCCGGAAGACCCGCTAATAAAAAACATTCCGATTCAGAACGACATAAACAACATAAACATTAGAACGCTGTACAGTGAGGCATTCGG